ATTTCTATATGCTTCTAATGTATTTTCCATTTTATATTCATTCGGCATACATTGTGGTGGATCTACAAATCCATTGTCTGGTATATTAGGTGTATTCTCTAATAACCACAATAATACTTCTCTAGTTTTATGTTTTTTACTATATCGTTTTTCAAATTCATTACATATTTCTAAACCATGTCTAACAACCCAAATATAATGATGTATTGATTCTCTAACCCACTTTGTTGATGGGTGATTTGTATGTGCTTGTTTATATGGAGCCTCAGAACCATTAACCCAATGTGCTGTACAACACATTTGAGCACATTCAATTTGCATTTTCCTAATATGGTCATCAACTAAATCTTTAGCTGCCACAATTGGATCTTCGTTTATGTAAAAAATGTTCATACTATGAAGATACGAAAAATATTTTACAAAGCCAAACAAAAGTGGCCCCAATCTTTCGATTGGAGCCACAGATTCCGCATTATTTTTATTTAAATCGACCGGCTATGAATCGGTCTGTTTATTTATTAGATTTCATCAATTAAGAAGTTCATATACTCTTGAATATCTTCTTTCTCAAATCCTTCATTGTACCAATCAGATACTAATAATCTCAATTTAGTTTTCAAAGTGTTTAAGTCTTGAATATTAGCTAATATATCCATTCTATCAAACATATTATATTGGTAAACTTCATCAGCATTATTGTTAATAATATCATCCCCCATATTTCTATTTGTTGAATATGGACCAGCAACTTCATCTGTTTTTTCTTTGTATTCTGATTCAGTAATCAATCCTGCAAGTTTTTGCATACGTACAAATGATTCATTCATATTTTCTTTTTTAGGTTTTTCTAATTCCTCTGGTGGAACAATAGGACCAATACCTAATCCTTTACCATCTTGAGATAAATCTGTAAATTCATCTATTTCTTTTTTAGGAGCAGTTTTACCATCCATTTTATCAAGTTGTTTTTGATATTTGGATTTTGCTTTTTCAAAAAGTTTAATTTCTTTTTTCATTGAAACAATCTTTCCGGTATTAACCATTTCTTTCATGTCTTCATCTTCAGTTAAAGCTTCAGCACGTGAAATTTTATCTTCACGATTTTTGATAGCTTCATCAATTTTAGCCATTTTAGCTTCAACTGCTGCTCTATCTCCAGCAGCGTCTATCTCTTTTAGATATTCCTGGATTGATTCTTGGATTAATCCTCTTAATTTAGTTATATTCATTTTATTTTACTTTACTTGCTAATTTCATTACACCATCTATGATTTCTTCAGTTTTAATACCAGCTAAACCACCTTTAGCAGCACCATATACAGCAGCACTTACACCTTTACCTGCGATAGCAGCCTTAATAGCTTCAACAGAAGCAAATCCAGCAGTTACAGCAGCTACACCTAATATAGTATATAATAATATTTTGGCTGCTTTATCATAATCTTCATCTGATTTCAAACCTGCTTTTTTACCCATACCGGTAACTTTGATAATGGTTTTTAACAAGTTTAGATATTTACCTTCTAAAGCATGTCCTGCGTGAATAAATCCATCTCCAGCAGATACTTTACCTTTATCTTTAACAAATATAGAAGCTACTTTTTTAATTAAACCACCAATAATTTCTAATAATTTGGGAGCTGATAATAATACTGAAATAAGTAATGACGCTACGGCTTCATTTAACTCTACTTCAACTTCATTGATTTCTTCTTTAACAATATCAGTTTGACCTTGTAAAGCTGATAACCCTGATGCAAAAGCAGAAGCTATATCAGCATCTAATTGGTCTAACTCTTTTTCATCTGATTCTTCTTCACGAATATACTGACTTTCAGTGATCAAACCAGCTAATTTTTGCATTCTAGCAAATTCTCTACTCATAATTTGTGTATTTTTAATTTTAAATTGCCTGTACCTTTAATATAAATATGTTAAATTTTATTTGGATCATCAAAACAATTTTCAACTAAATAAATTTTAGTCATATTCTTCAATTTTAATAATCATATTATTTTTACCTATGAATATTCGGTGCCATTCTTTTGATGGGATAAAAATAATATCTCCTTCATGTAAATCTAAAGGAAGTTGGTTATCTAATTGAAATTTCCAACCATTACCTTTTATTATTGTTATCTTACGGTTAGGAAGATCACGATGCCATAACAGTTCAATAGGATCTATATTTTCGTTAAACTCACGAATAATATATTTGTCTGTAACTTCTATGTTGGTGTATGGAGTCATTTTATACTTTATCATCTGTAATAGGACCACCTACTACCCATGCATCACAAGTTCTTCTTGCAGCACATTTGAATTTTAAAAATCTACAATATCCTAAGTCCCCTGCATCGATAACGTCAAAAGGATTTTCTGATCCTTCATCGTTTCCAATTCCTTTTGCAATACAATCTAGTGTCTTAGATGTTTGATCAAAAGCTGCACAATTTCCACATAGAGATTTCTTAGCTTCATCTACTGTGTCTAATTGCCACATTTCTGCTTTCTTAGCCCAAAACTTATTATTAGGCTCATCAGGATTCAAAGGTCCGTAACCTTCGTTTTTGATAGCTTTTTGTCTATTTGCTAGGTTAAGTTGTATATCTTGGGTTGCTGGTGGGCATTTTGCCTCTGCTTCTTTTAATAAATTTACTAATTTAATCATTTTTCTCTTATTAATAGTTCACCTAATACTTCTAAACGCCCCATTTCAGTTTGAAATTCATTTTGGGTCATGTCTAATGATATACTTTTTAAAGTTTTTTCAAATTCCATTTTAGCATCATCTTTATCTAATTTACCAGCAGCTGCTTTTTTATAATATGGAAGTTTAACTTTATAATGTTTATAAGTTAATAAAGATAGCCCACCTGCTTCCTGGGTAGTGTTAGCTATTTTTTCAGCACCTTTTAGTCTGGTACTAGCAAATTGTTCAAAACTTTCTTTAGCTTCAGTTAATAAATTTATTAATTTAATCATCGTACTTTTTTTACTTCTGTTTTTAGACGCTGAAGTTCTTTAATGGCGAAATCAAATTTGTTTGATTGGGCTTCATCTTTAATAGTTTCAATTAAAGAGTCTATCATTTCTGCTAAACGTTCAGAAGTCAAACCATATGTTACATCCCATTCAATTGTTCCTGTTACAGGATCAACACTTGTTTGTTTAGTTGTGAACGTTTTAAAAGTGTCACGTTCATTAATTAAGTCAGTTAATTTAATCATTTTATTTATCCTTACTTAAACTTTTAGTTTTTTTCTTTGATGCTTCTTTACGTTTTGTAATATAATCTAAACCTCTTTTTAATCTAGCTTTAACATCTGGATCTTTAGCTTTGTTGTAAGCTGCTCTAACCCGCTGATGTATTACATTAATTATTTGAGATTTTCTAGCGTGTGGTTTTGATTTAAAAGATTTTTTAGATAAAGTATCAATTATATCTGCTTGAGTTTTAAACTTTATTTTAACTGTATCTTTTGGATCTTCATCTGTATAAAGTCTACGGCCTGATCCTTTAGGTTTATGACCTGTTCCTTTTTTTGGGTCTTCCTCAGATAGGATATTATTTAATATTTCTAATAAACTTATCATTTAGTTTTACCCCATTTTTTTCCTTTTCCTGGAGTTTTACATTTTGCTGGAGTTGGTCTACATGAAGGATATTTTGATCTTTTTTCTCCTTCTTTACGTCCGCAGGCTTTATATCCACCTTTTCCATCAGGAGCATTACAATCTACCCACCCACCTTCTTTACCTTTAGGGCCGGAACGTTTAAACCATTTATGTAATGATTCATCTTCGTTAAGATCTTCTTCTTTAATATCTTTCCAAATATCACCTCTACGACATCTAACTACAGCACCTGATTTGTAAGCTGAGGGCTTATCAAATTTACGGTCAGCAATACGAAGACATCTGTCTCGTTTTTTCTTTTCTTCTTCAAGAACAGATCTTAATATGTCTGTGAGTTTCATTGGTTTATATATTTGGCGAAATATTGTTTATTTTTTATTGTTTTCGCTTTTCCAATAAGTTGACATCTCACTGTTTCTGGATTTATGTCTATATCTAATGCTAGGTATGTGTAATTAGGATAAGTTTTGATATATTCCCCTTGAATATTATAAAGTTCTACTTCTTCTCCTTTTCCTTTATTTGGACTAACTCTACCTTTATGTTTTTCTGATGTAGTTGGTCTTATTTTTCCTTTTCCTCCACCTCTAGGATTAGGTTTACCTAGTTTATTTTGTCTCCATATTTCTTTTTGTTGTTCAGAATGTCTAGGTTTTCTAAGTTTTTGTTTAGTTTCTTCAGTAACTATATATATTCTACCGAAAGCTCCATCACCTCCATCTGTAAGATTAGTTAGTAATCCTTTACCTAAATCTTTTCTACCATATTCAGCAATTAATCTAATCTCTTCTTGACATGCTACCTCCCAACTAATATTATCTAAAACAATATCTGTTTTATAAGGGATATGTTTACCAATATCTTTCCACCCTAATGATCTACCTTTTTTATTGTATGCTCGAGTATATTTTCCTTTGGTATCGGAACCTATTCCTACATAAAATATAGTATTGTTATCTAATCGTGTATGTGTGTAGACGTAAGCCATTTGTCATAAATATTACCAATACCCACTGAATGATCCTTTTAGACCTAAAATATTAGCATATCTTGGAAGATTACAACTCCAATAACCTGGAGTAGTACGGTCTTTTTTCTTATCACAGTTTTGTCTTTTAGCAAATGCTCGTCTTGCTTTAGGGTCTCTAATTTTAACTGCTAAATTTTGACCACCACCTGCTGCTCCAAATGATACCTTTTTAACTTTTTTAGTTTTAGGATTCATTACATAAACATAGAATTTTTTAGAACCACCTCTTTTAGGTTTTCCTAAATCTACTTTTTTACCTTGGTATTCAGCTTCATTAACTGTTTCTTGTATTGTTTTTTTAATTAAAGACTCAAGTAATGATTTATTCATTTGAGGTGATGGTGTATATTCTTCCACCATAGGCATATCTAATGGTACTCTTTTACCATTATACAAACCATACTCACCTAAATGTGTTTCAGTCACTATTTGTTTATCCATTCCTGACAAATCAATAGCGTCACGAGAATACAAATATCTAGCTTCAGCCCATAAATCTAAAAACGCTTTCGAACCATACCGGAAAGTGTTTTCTATAAGCGGTTTTTTACCGTCTATATGGTACTTCATATTTTCAGTCATAATAATTCGCGACTGAATATTTTCATTTAATATAGGCGCTTTATCACACTCGTCACAACCACAATTACATCCTTTCTTGGGTGGTTTTGTAAGTGCTTCTTTGACTAATTTATGTATTCTATCTCTCATGATGATAAATATTATGACATTATATCGTTGTAGGATAGTTCGATTTTACTACCCGTTACTCCTTCATCTTTGTAAACTTTACTTTTCGGCTGTACTGTTGCCCTCAATCCACCTGTAGCGGATCTTGTTGAGTCATGTCTGATGTTTAATACAGGTTCAAGATTGTATTCTTCTACATCAGCCATGTTTTCTATGATTTTAGAAACCTCAATATATAGTGTATTTCCTTCTAATCTAAAATCACCAGGTGAATAACTTCTATATATTACAACAGCTTTGTCTGATCCAAAAATGATTGATTCTTCTTCTTTTGTTGGGAGATCAGTTACTACAACACCCGTTACTTTCTGTTGGGTTTTTTCGTTGTACATAGTATTGATTCCTTCTTTAGCGTTACCTAACTTATCTTTGAAAGGCATAAATACTAACTCAGGAGCAAAATCACCATTAGTTATCTTTTTAGAAAGTGTACTAACTACATCTTTATATCTTGTATCTGAGCTTTCCCAAAACCCAGCATTGTCTTTTTTGATGGATATTGGATATTCTTTGTCTGCACTGATTATTATATCTGCTTTTTTACCTCCTGCAGTATCATATCCAACAGTCTTTGCACTTTTGACATTGTTGATTGTCAATTCTTTATTTGGTGCTTCAAATACTACATTTTTAGCTCCTTCTTCAATGTATTTGTTTATTTCATTTACAACAATGTCTTCATTTTCAGTACCTGCTGATGCTCTACCTTGAGCGCCTGATGGTTTTAGTAAAAAAGTAGAATCTTTGTATTTCAATCCACCTATTGAAGATCCAGATAAGTTTGGATCATAAGTAAATCCTGGGAGTTTAGATATTTTCTCCACATAGTTGTATCTTTCAGCTCTGGGTATTAAAAGTTTGTATCTTACTGATGATTGTTTTAAGAAATCTTCATCTTTGAGATTAAGTTC